GGCCTGCCACCTGCATATAAAGTTGGGCTAGCCGCTCTTCCGCACGGAAATCTAATGAAAACAACGCACTATCCACATTGACTAACGCCACCAAAGTAACATTAGGAAAGTGGTGTCCTTTCGCCAACATTTGTGTCCCGATGAGAATTTGGCTTTTGCCCTGTTGAATATCGGCTAAATAACCTTCTAACCTGCCTTTGCGCGCTGTGGTATCTCGGTCAATTCGGGCAATGCCATAATTAGGGAAAACCGTTTTTAAGGTGTCTTCTAACTGTTCCGTGCCTAAGCCTGTGGTGAGTAATTGAGTAGAACCACAATTACCGCATTGGCGGCGGTGTGGGAGGAAGCCCTAACGCCGATAACGTGGGCGTGGCAGCCTGAAACCGACGGCGAACGCTTGCCCACAGCCTTTCGCCAGCTTATCCGTCAAGCGGAAAAATGGGCGCAACCCGCGCAGCTGATTAAGCAAATTCCGCCGCGTACCGAGCCGCCCGTATCCGCCCTAATAGAAAACAAGCGCAGCCCGCCGAGCGCAGCCGAGCGCGAACTCGCCAAGGCGCAGGTGGCGCAGATGTTGAACCGATTAACCCGAAGTAAACGATTTTAGGAGAATCCTATGCAAGACTTAGATTTAACCCAATACCGCCAAGACGCGCGTGGCAATTTAGTCCCCATTGCCAATATCAAGCCGATTGATTTAGCGCGCGACGAGCTGGTGCAGGAGATATTTTTTGCCGTAGAAACCGCCATGCACGATTTGGAGCAGGCGCGGCGCGGCGGCATTGAAGATGTGCGCGCCTTTGTGGAGCTGGCGGCTGAAAAATACGGCGTAAAACCCAGCAAAAAAGGCAACGTAACCCTGCACAGCTTTGACGGCAGCCTGCGCGTAACCGTGGCGATGGCAGATGTTTTAACCTTTGACGAGCGCTTGGTCGCCGCCAAAGCCCTGATAGACGAGTGCCTAGCCGAGTGGACGCAAGACAGCCGCCAAGAGTTGAAAACCATTGTGCAGCAGGCGTTTGACGTGAACAAAGAAGGCAATATCAGCACCGCCAAAGTGCTGGCGCTGCGCAGCTACAAAATTGACGACGAGAAATGGCAGCGCGCCATGAAAGCTATAGACGACAGCCTGCACACCCAAACCACGCGCGAATACATCCGCATCCACAGGCGCAACGAGCAGGGCAAATATGTTCAGGTGGGCGGCGAGCTTGGCTTTAAGGCAGCCTGAAATCCAATCGCCCCACAAAACCCGCAACGGCGGAGCGGCAAATCCGCCCCTTTTAAAACTTTACCAACAGGAGTAACACCATGAATAAATCCGAACTCATCAAACAAATCGCCGACCGCGCGGGGCTGTCGCAAGCCCAAGCGGGCAACGCGGTGGACGCATTCTGCGCCAGCGTGATTGATGCGCTCTCGCAGGGCGGCGAAGTAGCCATTATTGGCTTTGGCACGTTTAAAGTAAGCCAACGCACCGAGCGCAAAGGGCGCAACCCGCGAACAGGCGAAGCGGTGCTGATTCCCGCCAGCCGCGTGCCCAAATTCAGCGCAGGCAAGGCGTTGAAAGACGCAGTCAGATAAACCGCAGGCAGCCTGAAACGCATTTCCGCTTTTCAGGCTGCCTTTTTAGGAGCGAACGATGAGCCGATTATTGAACAAAAAAGCCAACTTAATCCGCCTAATCCACATCGCCAAGCAGCAAGTGGGCATGAGCGAAGGCGAATATCGCACCTTGCTGGCGACCGTGTCGCGCGGCAAAACCAGCAGCAAGGATTTAACGGCAGAGCAGCCAGAAACGGTGCTGCGCCACATGAAAGCGCAGGGCTTTGAAGTGAGTCAATCGCCAAGCCGCGCCGAGGAATGGCAAGGCTTTGCCACGCAGTATGACAAGCTGCGCGATTTGTGGAAAAAGCTATACGCCGAGGGCAAAGTGCACCACAACACCGACCACGCCTTGCACAGCTTTTGCGCCAAGCACGGCGGCGAAACATGGCGCGAAAACGGCAATATCCAATCGCGCTTGATTGAGCGGCTGAAAAATTGGTTAAGCAGAGATTGATATGGCAGATCACGGCGGGTTTAAACCCCGCCTTTTTTGCGTCTGCCCAATCTGCTCCCGCCGCGCGGGGCATTTTCAGGCAGCCTGAAACTTCGTATAATATTGTTTATCAAAACATTTTTGAAACAACGTTGCAAAAACGAAAGGACACAACATGGCAGACAGCCGCATCCCCGAGCTGATTGCCGATTTGGAAGACCAAGCCTGCGCCTGCCTGCTGGCGCACGTTCCGCAAATCAGCCGCCCGACCGCCATCCAAATCAGCAAGCAGCTCTCGCGCCATATCACCGACAACTGGCGCGGGCAGATTATCTATTTCCCCAAAAACACAGGCGGCGAGCTGGACGAGCGCGACAAACAGATTTGGGCAGAGTTTGACGGCAGAAACCACCAGCAGCTGGCGAAAAAGTACAACCTTGCCACCCAACAGATTTATCAAATCATCAAACGCGCCCGCGCTGCCGATGCGCAGGCTCGGCAAAGGAGCATTTTTGATGAGTAAGCATTCCCCCGTTTCCCCAAACCCACACGGCGCGTTTTCCCCACGCGCCGATTTTTTTCGCTCCGCAATCCGCCGTTAAAGCAAAAATAGCGATTAGACCAAAACAGACCACCCCAGCAGCGCGATGCGCCACTCAAACGAACGTTTGCCTATTCCGCGCCTTAAACGCGCTTAAAACGCAACAGAGCGCGATTTCTGCCCGCAGCCGTTTTCAGGCTGCTTTTTTAATGCGCGTTAAAAGTTTTTCAGGCTGCCTATCCGCATAATCCGCCGCAACCAAACCCACGAGACACCGCCATGCGCCATGAAATCTTCCGCGCTGGCACTCGCACGGACAACAGCGGGCGCACGATTACGATTACCCCCGAGCAGGTTGCCGCGATTGCCAGCCACTATTCCCCAAGCAAGCACGAAGCCCCGATTGTGGTAGGGCATCCCAGCACCAACGCCCCCGCCTATGGCTGGGTAGGCAGCCTGAAAGCCGAAAACGGCACCTTGTTTGCCGATTTCGCGCAGGTAGATGATGACTTTGCCGAGCTGGTTAAAAAAGGACGCTACAAAAAAGTCTCCGCCAGCTTCTATCCGCCCAACCACCCGAGCAACCCGCAGCCTGAAAACTGGTATCTGCGCCATGTCGGCTTTTTGGGCGCACACCCGCCCGCTGTGAAAGGGCTGGCGGCGATTGATTTTGCCGATGATGAAGACGGCGTGGTGTCGTTTGGCGAAAGCGATTGGTTGTTGAGCCGAATGCTGCGCAATCTGCGTGAGTGGCTGATTGGCAAAGACGGCTTAGAAACCGCCGACCGCGTGCTGCCCGACTGGCAAATTGAAGCTGTTGCGCCACCGCCCGAGCCTGAACCCGAAGCTGTGCCGAATAATTTTTCTGAACCCCGTGATAAGGACGACCCCATGACCCCCGAACAACAGTTAGAAACCGAGCGCAAAGCGCGTGAGCAAGCCGAAGCCGAAGCCAAGCAAGCCCGCGAAGAATTGGCGAAGTTGCAAGCCGAGCAGGAAAAATCTCTGCGCGATGCGGCACATAAGCAAAACGCCGATTTTGCCGAAGGCTTGATTAAAGCAGGCAGCCTGAAACCCGCCGACAAAGATTTAATCGTTGCCGTGCTGGATTTTGCCGATTACCCCGAAGCCGCGCCCGCTGATTTTGGCGAAGGCAAAAAGCTGTCGGACGCGCTGAAAGATTTTTTGCGCGGCGGTAAGCCGATTTTGGCAGCTGGCGAAATTGCCACCGCCGATAAAGCCAACCCGTCGCCCGCAGGCAGCAGCGACTTTGGCGAATACGCCGACCCCGCCGCGCAATCGCACCATGAACGCGCCCTTGCGTTGGCAAAACGCGAAAACATCTCCTACGAAGAAGCGGCACGCCGCACCGTCCAATAACCCCTGCATAAAGGAAACCTGATGAGCACTTCCCATTTACGCAATCTGCGCGGGCAGATTGACCCCGTTTTAACCAACCTTGCGCTGGGCTACAAGCAAGCCGAGTTTATCGGCGAAAAGCTGTTCCCCGTGGTGTTTACCGATAAAGAAGGCGTGAAAGTGCCCAAGTTCGGCAAAGGCTCGTTTGTGGAATACGAAACCGAACGCGCGGTGGGCGCGACCAGCAATGTGATTACGCTGGATACGCCGCATTATTTGCCGATTGTGCTGGAAGAGCACGATTTGATGGTGGGCGTGGACTACCGCGAGCGCGCCGAAAGCCTGTTTGATGAGCAAACCAAAGCCACGCGCCGCGCGGTGATGGGTGTGCAGCTGCGGCAGGAATTGGAAGCGGCGGCGTTGCTGCAAGCCAGACAGTCTTATGAAAGCGGTCATTACAAGGATTTGTCTGCCGCAACCCAATGGAGCGATGCTAACGCCAACCCCGTGAAAGATGTGGCGGACGCGAAAGAAACCGTCCGCGCGGCGTGCGGTGTGAAGCCCAATGTGCTGGTGCTGGGCGCAAGCGTGGCGCACGCGCTGTCGTACCACCCTGCCTTGCAAGCGATGCTGGGCAGCGGCGAGCGCAAATTGATTACGCTGGATTTGCTGAAAATCTTGTTTGAAGTGGACGAGGTCATCATCGGCAACGCCGTTTCCGCGCCTGCGCCGAACAAGCAAACTCATGATGTGTGGGGCAAGTTTGCCGCGCTGATTGTGCGCCCAACCGTGCACAGCACAGGCAATGATGAAGGCGAGCCTGCCTTTGGCTACACCTTCCGCCGCAAGGGTATGCCTGTGGTTGACCGCTTTGAGCAAAACGGCGGCAAAGTGGAATACGCCCGCTATACCGATATTCGCAAAGTAGCCGCTGTCGGCGGCGCGTGCGGGTTCTTGTTTGACAAGGCTGTTTAATTGATTTTCAGGCTGCCTGAACGCATAGGCAGCCTGAAAAGGAGAAGCAATGGAAAAGCTGGAAGGCTATCAATTAGCCGCTTTGATTGACCGCGTGGAGTATCAGCGCTTTGGCGCAACCGCCACCGTGTGTGCGTTGATTTTGCACAATGGCTTTGTGGTCATCGGCGTTTCAGGCTGCCTGAACCCCGCCGATTTTGACGAGACCATCGGGCGCGATGAAGCCTACAAAGATGCGTTTGCAAAGCTGTGGCAGTTGCAAGGCTACCATTTGAAAACCCTATTTGCAGAAAGTGAGACCCACTCATGACCCCAACCAAAAAAATCGTACTGGTAACCACCGCTCAAGCCGGCGCGCCGATTGTTGCCAACCGCTTTATCGGCTTTGATGGCAAGCAAGCCAAAGCCGCCGCGCCTGTGCTGGGCGTATCGCCGCGCGATGCCGAAGCGGGCGACACGGTGGCGGTGGATTGCATCGGCATTGCGCTGGTGGAAGCGGGCGGCGCGGTTGCCGCAGGCGCGAAAGTTGCGTCCGATGCCAACGGCTGCGCGGTGGCGGGCGAGACCCAAGCCGCAGGCTATGCCGTAACTGCTGCCGCTGCGGCGGGCGATGTGATTGCCGTATTGTTGAAAGGTTAAGCCATGACGAAATTTTATCTTGCCAACACCCCGCTGATTTTGACTGCCGATGACGGCACGGATTACCGCGTGGAGCGCGGCGAAGTGGTGGAATTGACAGACGAGCAATACGCGCAAGTCGCAGCGCACGTTACGCCTGCTGGCACGCCCGAAACAACAGAGCAGTCTGAAACGGAAATCACGCCAACAGGGCAGCCTGAAACCGCACAAACGGCAAGCGAACCCGCAGACAGCGAGCCGCCTGCCACGCAGCCTGAAACCGCCACCGAGCCGACCGAGAAACCCAAACGCGGCAAGGGCGACAAAGCCGAGTAACGCGCCATGTATATCAACGCCGATGATTTAGCCCGCGCCATGAGCAAAACCGAGCTGACGCAGCTGACCAATGACGACCCGCGCGCCACCGAGCCGAACGATGATGTGGTGCAAACCGCCATTGCTTACGCCTGCGATTTGGCAGACGGCTATTTGAGCGGGCGTTATCCGCTGCCGCTGGCGAGTGTGCCGACCATTCTGCCGCCCTTGTGCATCAACATCGCACGTCATTTTTTGCACGCGCGGCGGATTAACCGCGCCGATTTCCCGAAAACGCTGGAAACCGCGTATCAGGCTACGCTCAAAACGCTGGAACAAATCCGCGACGGCAAAATCCACATCGGCATCGATACCGCCGACAAACCCCGCCAGCCCGAGCGCGGCGCATACCACGTTCTCGCCAGCAATAAACAAGATTGGAGCGGCTACTGATGTCTGCCACCCAGCCGATTATTGACGCGCTGCGCGACCATGTGCAGCAGGCGATTCCGTGGGTGCAGGTGGACGCGTTCCCCGAACGCCCCGCCGATTACCAGTTTATCCACCCCACAGGCGCGGTGCTGGTGGCGTATCAAAGCAGCCAGTTCGCGCGGATTGAAGGCTTGGGGCATATCGCCCAGCAGCGCGACATCACGCTGCAATTAACCGTGATTGGCGCGAGCCTGCACGGCGACAGCGGCGCGTTGGCGATTTTGGATGCGGTGCGCCTTGCCGTTGTCGGCTTTGCCCCGCCCAACTGTCTGCCCTGCCATTTAATCCGCGAGCAGTTTTTAAGCGAGACCGCAGGCGCATGGCAATACGCGCTGACGGTACAGACCGAAACCCAGCAGGTAGAGCAGCGGCAGCCTGAAAACCTGACCACCCTTGTGCGCACGCTGCACCGCCAGCGCGGCGCGCCGCTTGACCCCCAGTTAAAACTCAAACAGCCATAGGAGACACCACATGGCAGCAGCATTTCATCACGGTTCAGAAACCATACGCATTGACGGCGGCTCGTCCCCCGTTTATACCGTTGACGGCGCGATTACCGCCATCATCGGCACTGCCCCCGCAGGCGCAGTCAATGAATTAACCCTATGCCAAACCGCCAAAGACTTCGCCCAGTTCGGCACGCTCACAGGCAAAGGCTTCACTATCCCCGATGCCGCGAACATTTGGACGCGCTACCAATCGGGCGTTGCCTATGTGGTCAATGTATGCGACCCCGCGCGGCATAAATCCAGCGTAGCAGGCGAAGCCTTAACCATAGACCCCGACACCCTGCTGGCGCACACCGCGCACGGCGCAATCCAAGCGGGCAGCTACACGCTCAACGGCAACGGCGGTGCGTTGGTGGAAGGGCGCGATTATGTGGTGAACGATTTGATTACTGGCGAAATCCAATTCAAAACCTTGCCCACCACGCCCACCGCCGATTACAGCTACACCGACCCTGCCAAAGTAACCGAGGCCGACATCATCGGCGGCTATGTGGCGGCAACAGGCAAGCGCACGGGCACGGAGCTGGTGAAAGAAGGCTTTAACCGCTTTGGCGCGGATGCCAAAATCATCATCGCGCCCGAGTTTGACCGCACCGCCACCTGCGCCGCCGCGCTGATTACGCTGGCGGACAACCTGAACGCCATTGCTTATGTGGACGCGCCGCGCGGTACAACATTGAGCCAAGCGATTACAGGGCGCGGCAACTTGGGCAGCATCAACTTCAACACGTCCAGCGACCGCGCCCAGTTGTTCTTTCCGCACGTGGTCGGGCTGCTCGGCGTAGAAAGCCTCGCCACCCACGCCGCAGGCTTGCGCATGAAAACCGATGTGGAACACGGCTACTGGTTCAGCATTTCCAACCGCGAATTAAGCGGCGTAACAGGCTTGGAAATCGGCTTAACCGCTCGCGTGGACGACCCGCAATCGGAAACCAACCGTCTAAACGAAAAAGGCATCACCACCGTGTTTAACAGCTACGGCACGGGCTACCGCCTATGGGGCAACCGCTTGGCGTGCTTCCCGACCGTGTCGCACATCAAAAACTTTGAAACCGCGCAGCGCACGGGCGATGTAATCGACGAAAGCCTGCGCCGCTTTGACCTGCAATACATGGACTTGCCGATAGACGAAGCCCTGCTGGATACGCTGTTGGCGGGCTACCGCACCTATTTTGGCACGCTGCAATCCATTGTTGGCTTTACCGTGAACTTGGATTACGACTACGACCTTGTGGACGCGTTCAGTAAGGGGCAAGTGCCGATTGTGTATGAATACACGCCCAAGCTGCCGATGGAGCGCGCCACCAATACCAGCGTGATGACACGCAAATATTTGGCGAACTTGGTATCCAGCAGCTAATCGTTTAAATCAACACAAGGACAATCAACATGAGCGAAATCAACGCCATTTACAACGCTAATGTCTATCTCAACGGCACGAACTTAATGGGGCAAGCCGCCGAGTTTAAAATGCCCGAAATTGAAATCTCCCAAGACGAGCACAAAGGCTTGGGCATGGTGGGCACCATCAAACTGCCCAGCGGCGTGGAAGCCTTGGAAGGCGAGATTACTTGGAACAGCATTTATCCCGCCGTTGCCGAAAAAGCCTACCATCCGTTTAAAGCCGCCCAGCTGATGGTGCGCGGCAATCTGCAAACCTTTAATGCGGCAGGCTTAAAAACCGAAGCGCCCGTGGTGGTAACCGCCACCGTGATGTTTAGCAAAAACGCGGTAGGCACGTTTAAGCCCAAGGAAAAATCGGAGCATCCGACCACCTTTCAGGCGCACGAAATCCGCGTGGTGATTGCGGGGCGCGAGACCTTGTATTACAACGCGTTTACCAATGTTTACCGCGTGGGCGGCGTGGACGCATTGAGCCAGTTCCGCAAAAACATTGGCGCGTGATAAGGCAGCCTGAAAAAGGCAGCCTGAAACAGCAAAACCAATCTTTCCAACACAAGGAGAGATTGGTTTTTTAATGCGCGTTAAAAGCGGTTTAGGCAGCCTGAAAGCATAATCTGCCTTGTTTTTAACCCCTTAATACAAGGACAACATCATGGCAACCAGTACAACAAACACCGCAAAACAACTGACCCAAGCCCTCAACGGCGAAACCACCATTACCTTGCTTTACCCCGTGCGCTTGGCAACCGGGCAGATGCTGGAAAAAGTAACCGTGCGCCGCCCGCGCGTGGGCGATTTGCGGGCGGTGGCGCATTTAAACAGCGATGCTGAGCAAGAACTCGCTATGTTTAGCCGCTTATCAGGGCTAGTCCCCGAGGATTTAGATGAATTGGATATGACCGATTACAAGGCGATTCAAGACTGGTTTCGCACCACACAGCAAGGCGACGAGGCATAAAAGCAGCGCAGAAGTCAATCAGGAATTGTTGCGTGCCTGCGCCGATATGGCGTGGTGGTTTGGGTGGAGCGTGCAGGAAATTTATGACTTGCCCATCAACGAATTTGCCGACTGGCTAGATGAAGCCAATCGGCAAATAAAAGCGAACTACCGCAGGGGCGATTAAGCGTATTTGCGCCGTAGCCAAGCGATTGCCAAGCCCACAGCAAAACTGGCGGGTGCAAGCACCACCGATGCGCCGCAGCCTATCAGCGTGCCAAAGAAAATAATGGAAAACGCGGATAGCCATGCGCTGCCTGCGTTACTGAAATCTGCTAAACCCCATGCAACATAGCCAAAAACCAATGCAAGCGACATGGCAAACAGCGCGTAGGCGATGTGGGTGGCTTGTTCTAATAGGGAATGTGGCTGTGCTTGCATGGTTTTATCCTTTCAGGCTGCCTAAAAATTAAGTTAAACAACTATAAAACAAGAGTATTTTTATGTCAAACGAGTTAGCTATATCGGTCGCGATTGGTGCGGTTTTGCGTTCTGGTTTTACGGCGGTATTTGGGCGCGCGCGTGATGCTTCGCGTGGCTTGGGTAGAGAAATTGACAATGTGCGCCGCCGACAAGAACGATTGGGCGCAGCAATGGCGCGTGCGGTTGCTCACCCTGCGCGGAACTTGGGGCAACTTAACCGCTTGTATGTTCGCATGGGCACGGCAATCAATAACGCTACTCGGGCGCAGGAGCGGTTAAATAATGCGATTGCGCGGCAAGATGCAGCGCGGTTGCACCGCCGCGAGTTACGCAGTCAAATGGGCGAAACCGCAGGTCATGCTATGGTGCTGGGTGCACCTGTTGCAGCGGCAGTTCGCACATTTACGAGACAGGAAGATGCGGAAACAGAGCTAAAAATTACCATGATGAACAAAGATGGAGGCTTTGGCTTATTTGAGGAAGTTCGTAAAGGTGCTGCTGAACTGGGGGCGCAGTTGCCCGGTACGACAACAGAGTTTTACAACTTGGCAAAGGCATTGAAATCGCAAGGCATCTCCGACCAAATGCTGGCAAACGGCGGTTTGCGAACATCGGCAGAGCTAAATGTGTTGATGAATATGGATCAGCAAGGCGGCGGTGAATTTTTTGCCAAGATGATTGAAGCACGCGGCTTGAAAGAAAGCGAGTTCAGTCAGGCGGCAGATTTGACCCAACGCGCATATTTTGCTTTTGGTTTAAAAAAGGAAGATATGTTTGAAAGCATGAAATACAGCTCGGCAAATGCGCGAATTTTGAATTTAACAGGCTTGGAAAACTATAAAAAACTGTTGGCGATTGAAGGTGCAGGGGCGCAGATTGGTTTGGAAGGCAGCCAGTTTGGTACGAATTTTTCCATGATGCTCACCCAACTGGCGCAAGGACCGAAAGCCATAGAGCAAGCCAAAAAGGGCATGAAAAAAGAAGCCAAAATGTATATGAAAGAAGCGGGCGTATCGTTTGAGTTTTTTGATAAAAATGGCAAATTCAAAGGCTTGGACGCGATGATAGGCGAAATAGAAAAGCTCAATATCATCAAAGAAAAGCTGGGCGAGGAAAAAGCCAGCATTGTGGCAGATGAGTTTTTTGGTACGCAAGCGAGCCGTGTTGCGATGGCGATTGCGCTTAAAGGGCAAGCGGGCATACAGGCAAACATGGAATTGATGCAGCAGCAGGCAGATATGCAGGCGCGTATCAAGCTGAAAACCGCTACATTGAGCGCGGCATTGGAAAGTTTGGGTGGCGTGGCAGAAGCAACTGCCGCCACGTTTGGCAGCATATTTGCCGATGATATTAAAGCCTTTGCGGCAGTTGCCAACCGTTTTTTGGAAAATACCTTGCAGCCTTGGCTGGCTCAAAATAAAGGCTTGATTAAAAGCGTATTGGGCGTATTGGGTGGGTTTTTTGCCGCCAAAATGGGGGTGTTGGCATTGTCTTACGGCATCAGCATGGCTTTGATGCCGCTTCGCGCTATGGTGGTGGGTGTGAACAAAGTGGCTGCGGTGTGGCGCATGGCGCAGTTGATTATGCTGGGCGGTTCACGTGGCTGGGTTACAGCTTTGCGTTTGGTGGGATTTTCAGCCCGCAGCGCGGCTGGGATTACACGGTTCTTTTCAGGCAGCCTGCGTCTGCTGGGCTCAGGTTTGAGCTGGGTGTTGCGCGGCTTTACGGCGCTGACGGGCTATGTGCCGATTTTAATACGGGGTTTTGCCAGCTTGGGCGGTAAGCTGATTTTGGGTTCACTGAATTTAATCACACGGGCATGGGGCGTGTTTATGCAGGTTGGGCGCGTTGTAATTGGTTTTTTGCCCGCAATCGCCAATGCTTTTATGGCACTAGGGCGTTTTTTATTGATGACCCCAATTGGTATTGCGCTTACATTGATGGCAACCGCCGCCTATCTGCTCTACACGCGCTGGGACGGCGTGGTCGGCGGGGCGAAGCTGCTGTGGCAGGGTTTGTCCAGCACGGTGGGCGCGGTGGCAAATGCGATTACAGGCTTTTTTACCAACGCGTGGGCAAACGTGCAAAGCGCGTTTAACGGCGGCTTGTCGGGTATCTTGGCATTGATTGCCAACTGGTCGCCGCTGGGCGTGTTTTATCAGGCGTTTGCCGCTGTGATGAGCTGGTTTGGCGTTACCCTGCCCGCGCAGTTTACAGGTTTCGGCGGTATGCTGATTGACGGCTTGGTCAACGGCATTCAGGCTGCCGCAGGGCGCGTGATGGCGGCGATTCAGAACTTGGCGCAGCGGGCTAAAAACGCCTTTGCCAGCGTGATGGACATCCATTCTCCCAGCCGTGTGTTCCGTGCGTTCGGCGGCTATATCACGCAGGGCTTGGCGATTGGCGTAAACCAAGGCGCGCCGCTGCCTGTGAGCCGTGTGGCGCAGTTGGCGGGCAGCCTGAAAAACCGTTTTGCCGAGCGCATGGGCGGCTTTCGCAGCGATTTGTCGGCGCGTTTGTCGGCAGGCGCAGACGGCTTGCGCCAAGCGCGCAGCGAGCAGCAGACGCAGCAGCAAAACGCAAACAGCAACAGCATGGTGGTGCATTTTTCGCCTACGATTAACGCGGCAGGCGGTAACCCGCGCGAGATTGAAACGGCGTTGCAAATGGGATTGCACGAATTTGAACAACTGTTTCGCCGCCTGATGGCGGAGCGCGAGCGGAGGGCGTATTGATGTTTGCACAGCTGGGCGATGTAACGTTTGAGCTGCTGGGCAGCTTTGCCAGCTTGGAGGAAACCCACGCGGCGCAATTTGCCCAGCATGATGTGTTGGCGGGGCGGGCGCGCTTGCAGGCGATGGGCAACGCGCTGACCGAGCTGCGGTTTAGCCTGAAACTGCATTGGAAGCTGGGCGATGTGGACGCGGCGTATCACGGGCTGATTGCCGCCAAAGAAGCGCAGCAGGCGGTGAGTTTGGTGTATGGCACGGGGCGGTTTGTCGGCTGGTTTGTGATTGAGCGGCTTACGGCGCGCACCTTGCAGATGGATAAAAACGGACGTACCGCCGCGCGGGAAATAGACGTAGAACTAAAAGAATTTGTCGGCGACCCAAACAACCCGCTGCCTGCGCCTGCGGTGGTTGCGGGCGAACAAAACCCGCTGCTGGCAATGCTGCCTGAAAGTATGCAAAACGCGCTGAATCCCATTGCGGAAAAAATCGGCACGGCGGTCAAAATCTACCACGCGGTGGAAAACGACATCGGCGCGATGCAAAACCTGATTCAGGCGGCGCGGGAGATTAAAAACGACCCCGCAGGCGTGCTGAATTTGGTGGGCGATGTATTGGGCGTGGCGGGCGGCGCGCTTGACCATTTAAACGGGCTGCCTGAAATCGTGCAGAGCTTTGGCGATTTGGCGGGCGCGGCGCAGTTTGCCGCCCAAGCGGCGCAGGCGGCGCAGCAGATGGGCAGCGCGGTGGGCGAATTTCGCGCGGGGATAGAGAGCGGCAGCGTGGGCGGCTGGGTTGGCGCAGGCGGTGGCGGGCCGGGTGGGGGGGGGG